CAGTTCGGTCGCATCGTCATAGACAAAGTCCGGATCGACTTTCCGGGGATTGGTCTTGCTGTCCACGAAGCGGAATTGCAGGTTTTCATGTCCGACCAAAAGGGACATGGTGCGCACCCAGACAGGATCGATCCCCTTGGTGTAATCTTTAAACGCCTTTTCCAACATCTCCTGTGCTTCAATCGCATCACGTAAACGACGCTTGGTGTAGTGCATCGCATCGCTGTGGCGGTCGTTATTGATCACCTCGTTGCTTTCGATCTTCGACAGATCCGAGGAGACAAAGCCACCGACCGGCACATTGCTTAGTTCCAGTCCGGGGCTGTAGGGCCTATTTATATAGTCCTTTACAGCCGTGATGCGGATACGCACTCCCTTGGGCTGAAACTGCGGGTCGTCAAACAGGATGTAACCACCTGGCACCAACCGTCCACCCACCTCCAGCCACTGCGATTTCGCCCAAATGCCGTCCAGCTCACCGGTAAAGGCAAAAGATTCCTCTTCCTTGTTGTACAGGCTTCGGGCTGCATCACGAAACATATCCCATGACGCACCCGTCTGTGTGGTATCGTTGCAGACGTATGCCTGCGGCAGCGAAATGTTGAAGACCGCGTATGTATCACCTACAGCCGGGCAGCGGTTCGGGTTCGGTATCGTGCCCCCTTCTTTCTCGACAGGCACCAACTTAAACCGTCGGGCTGCATGGTCGTAACCGGTCAAAGCGTCAGATGTCTGCTCGAGGTCAAATTCTTCTCCAGTCATCACACCCGACTGGAAGATAATCGTTGCAGTTTCGCCCGGTATTCGGCATTTGGAATAGTCCAAATCTTCCAGAATCGTGTTATCGATGATATCATAGAGATGCTTTTCGGCATCCACCACAACCACCTCGGACACCGTGCCCACCCGTGAGGGGTAGATGTGCGAACAGTCCAAGCTGTCCTCATTGTTATTGGCCAAAGCCCGGTCGGCTCGTGTAATGAACATGCCATCCTTGTCGGTTTTATAGCGTCTGCCTTCGTATTCCAATTCCTGGGATTTTGGCAGCAGCAGACA